GTGTGATATCGCCGGTCAGGTTGATGTCACCTGTCCAGGTTGTGGTAGGGATATCCAGGGTTGCTGTGGCTGAGATGTTAACGTCCCAGGTTGCAGCATCAAAGTCCAACTCGGTTGGGGTCAATATCCTGATGTCGCCGGTATCATCCAGGCTTATCAGTTGCCCGGCATCGATGTTACGCCACTGTGCGTGGTCGGCATCAAAGGTTTGGACAGCTCGCGGCAAGGTATTGAAACCTACAATTGCCAAACCGTCCCGAATTGAGAAGCGGCGGCTGGTCCAGGGTGCCGGCCTGCCGAACAGCTCGGGCTCCTGGTCTTCATCATCATTGAACCAATGGTCGTAGCCAAACTGACTGAACAGCAGTAGGCATGTATCACCCACCTTGATCGGGAAGGTCATAGCATATCCGCCACCGGAAGCAGTGTGGACTGGCACATCAAACAAGACAGCGTTCTTCCCTTGGGCTTGCAAGGAATTGGCCGAGTCGCTTACGTGACTGGCACTGATCTGAATACTTGCGGTCTGGTCTTCTGGAAAGAATTCAGTGATCCTCCCAGGCATTATGATACTATAGTCATCCCAATTCATGGGTTGCTCCTTATCTGTGTGTTGACTCTCCTGCCTCAGCACATTGTACTTGAGTGAAGACTTCGTGTTTGGTTACACTGCCATCTTCCTGGCGGAGTCCGTAGATCGGGTTGCCCGGGTGGGCCTTAGAACCAAACTTGCTTCGGGCCTTCTCCATGAGCACGTTGGTATCCGGCAAGGATTCACCAGGGTGATATGGGAACTCGGAAGATCCACCGCCCAAGCCATACTCAGCCGCAACATCTGCAGGGACCAGATCTGTCACACCACGAACGACACAGCCGATACCACCCTTGATCAGGGCCTGGCCATGCTTGTTGGTGGTCATGTTCATTGCATCGTAGACAGCACCGCGAACACTCTTTTTGAGTTTGCCCATGGCGGTATCTACAAGCTCGGACGCGGCATCATCGATAACACTGCCAGCGGAATCACCGGCGCAGTTACCCAGCTTGGCGATAAAGCTATCACCAGACTCAAGCAAGCCACTCCCGGTAACCCCTTCTGGAGCTACGTCAGGTATGTGCATGTCCGTGTTGTCGGTCCCTATGCTGTACTGGTATGAGTCGGTTGTCGCATCATAGCCGGTCATGGTGTAGTAGGTGGTCTCGGTCTTGCCGAACTTGTCCTTACTCTGGATTGCGAAGTCCTCACCCATAGTCATGTGGGCCTCGGACAACTCGTTCTTGTCGCAGACCTTGATGCCGGTGTTGCGGAGAATACCCATACGTTTGTCCGCTTCTTCTGCGGAGAGCTTCACAAAGCTGAGCACGCGAGGGGCGGACCCGGTTACCCGAGTAGCCACCTGGACCTCTTCACCGGAGATGGTGAATTGGATAGCATCAGTCAGGCCTTGCTCCTGCTTGGTGTTGAACTTGGTGAAGACAACTGGATTATAGTTGCCCAGGTTCGTAAGTACCTCGCAGGGTTGCTTGCTGTTGACCAGGGCCACGAGGGCCTCGAAGATGGTCTTGGCATTGTTGGCTGTGTACTCATAAGCCGTGCCGCCGCCAGCCAGCAAGTGGTTGGTGACAACACCGGTGATGGTGATCCTCCGGTTCTCTCGGATCGAGTGGTTGCTGATGTTGAAGCCGGACTGAACCGGGTACTTTGTAATCTGAGAGCTTGCAGCGTGATCTTCCGCAATGACAGCGTGGAACTTGATTGTCTGCAGCGCACCGCCCGGGGGCGTGTACGTGATCATGGCCGGAGTACTTTTAGGCATTTTATTGCTCCTTAATTTCCGTTCTTGAACCAAGTCTGTGTGGGCATGACCTTGCCGTGTGTCGGGGCAGTGCCGTTTGCCATCGTGAACCAGTCACCGGTGAAGTTACTTCCCTTGTGCTGGCATGAGAGGATCTGATATCTTGAGTAACCCGCAATGTTGTTGGCCAGGTACTGATCGGCTAACTGGAGGGTCTCGGCTTCTGTGTTGGAGCCTGCTGTGATCAGGTTGCGGATATCAACCACTGAGCCCGGCTGAATGTTTGGGTCCAGGTTCGAGGTGATGTTGAGCTGTGCCGGAGCCAGCATGGGGTTTGCCCTCATGTTGTCCGTGTGCAACTCAATCACCGGTAACTTATCCAGGTCTGTCAGGTGTACTTGGTCGAGCTTAGGCTTGTAGATCAGGAGGAAGCCACCGTGTACGGTATACACGTTGAAGGTATATTCCTTGCCCAGCTCTCGCAGGATCTGTTGGACCGAGCCCTGCAGGTTGGCCTTGCGCCTTGGTGTCTTGTGGGCGGCTAAGCCTCGGGGCCATGACTGGTAGTGGATCTTGCCAGTGAAGTTGATCTTCTGCATGATAGTATCGATCATTGACTTGAGGCTCACGTAGCCCTCCACGTCCACATCGATCTGTTGCTCCAGGTAAATCAGCCTGGCACTGTCATAAAGGTACAGCTGCGTGATGCTGTTGGGCACCAGCCGCTGGTCGAGCGCGTTGCTGATGTAGAACTTGTCCATGATAGTCACGTAAGGCCCATCGTGGAATCTTACCTTGATCGTACAGTATCTGTCCTTGGCACCAATCAGGTTGCCAATGGTTGTTTCGTTCAGGTTGTAGACAGAGACATTCGCCACACTGAAACCTTCAATGTGCCTTACATCAAAATCTACCCGCAAGCCTCTGGCATCGAGTACTTGGTTGCCTTTTAAGTCGGTGATCTCCATGACCACCTCTTGTCCGAATATTGCTGCCATAGTACTGGCCTCGCTTGGTTAATAGGAGGGCGCTGTGTAAGCCGCCCGGTTCTTAATTGCTGTTTCCGTTCTCGGTATCGATCTGACTGACGAAGTTGTTAGGTGCTTTCACATCTACCTCCGCCCCAGGCATACCCTTTACGTTTATCAGGATGTCGCCGGTGAAGACAGCTTCCTGTGCAGCAGATGTGAGGTTACCCTCAAGGACTTTCTGGATCGAACTATCAGGGTTCATGTTAGCACTCTCCAACCTAGCTCTTGCAAGCTTCTGCAAGTTGCGTGATGCACTTGCAGTCATATTACCCCTGCTAGAGAATCGGTGATCATCATCATCCCGGAGCCCTTTCAGGTCGGGCTGATCCAAGACCCTGGCTAGTGCATCCTGCACAATTGACCCGCCAATGACTCCTGTACTTGCTGCGGCTAGTAACGACTGTGCCACCGGATTGCTGGTGATGCCGTACTGAGCACTCTTCTTGTGCATCTGCGCCATCACGCCGATTGAATATCCAGTCTGAGCATCAGCCTGCAGGCCCTCAAGGGCAAGCTGCTGTGTCTCAGCTGTCTCGGCAATGCCTTGGTAGACAGACCAAGTTTTCGCGGTCTTGATCTCTTGATAGGCATCGCCCAGGTCTTCACCAGATATTCTCCGGTTGTAGACAGCCAGGGCTCTGACACCCATCATCTCATCAGCAATGTATCTCTTAGCTATGGGGTCATCCACAGAGTCCATGGCCTTGGTTGCCCAATCACCCCAATCACCGCCGCTCATGTACTTTGACAGAGTGGCATCAGGGAACTTGAGTGCTCGGATTTCCTCGTGCAAGGATTCACCTCGCATCTTTCTCAAGTGCGTGATGCCCTTGGCAAAGCCTCGGCCAGAAGACATCTGAACTGCGAAGTCACCCAAAGTCTGAGTGGTCTTCACCGATTCCTTGTCAGTCAAGCCACCGCGCTTCAGGTTCAAGTGCATACCGTGAGCTGAGCCCTCAGACATACCTGAAGTAGCCGCAAGCCGGATGTCGGTCATCTGTGAGTCGTTGCCTTCCATAATCATCTTGGCAACATCACCGAACCCCTTCACAAAGCCTTCGACCATCTTGCTCTGGTTGGACTTCTGCTCCGCGTTCATCTGCTCCTGCTCTCGCTGGATCTGCTGAGCCGCCCGGGTATCTGCCTCAGTGGCTTTGGTGTTCATCTTAATGGCATTAGTCCATTCCCTGTCGGTGGCTCCGCTAGAAGTCATGCTACCGTTATCAGGCCCACCCAGGTACGGAGAAGGTGCGGCATCATCACCGCCCTCGCCAGTAGCTCCAGCGCCACCGGTTCCAGAAGCTGCTCGTGCTGCGGCAACTCTTGACATAATGGCCGCTTGCTTCATCGCCGGTGTTCTGGGTCCGTGCATTGTATCTGGGTTCCAGGCCACGGCTGGCTCAGATGCGTCACTGTTATCATCGAACCTGGCTTCCTGCCCTGCCGAGGCAGCTGCCGCTCTTGCCGCTGGTGATCGACCAGCAAATCTACCTCGCTCTCTCATAACTGAAATATCCTCTACTGTGTTAAGGGAAGACTGCTGTTCAGTTGCCCACAGTCCCTTGGCCAGAAGTTGGTCCTGCAGCTCGGGATCAGCTTGGATCAATTCATAGTTGGCCTTGTTGGTGTATTTATCATAAACGTAGAAGTGAGTTTGGGTTTCCCCGGTCACCGCCATCTGTATTTGCATCTGGTCCATGTACTTAGACCGAGCACCCTTCAGGTTGTCCGTGGTCAGGTACTTAAGCTCCAGCAGGCCCTGGCTCTCACCAGTGGCTTTGTCGAACAAGCGACCATCAGCGGAGGCACCAATCGAGTTGAACTCAGGGTGAGTCTCGAAGTATGCTTCCTCGTAATCAAAGTCGCTACCTTCACGGCGTAGGAATGATTCCAGGACCATGGGCTCAGCTGCAGTTCCGTCTGCGGAGTAAGAGCTTCCGGCGTCATGATCCAGGCCGAGCGCCCTACCCTTCGAGTTACGGGCTATGTCAGTGGCGAGCTTGAACTTCCCTCGCACATCACCCTTAGCATTCGTGAACATAGAAGCTGTGGCTTTATTCTTACGTTGGGCGAACCACCCAGGGCTTCGCTGCGCCGGGGGTTTCGTACCAGCGACACGCGCTTGGTACTTTTCCCGGTCCGTCACCGGTTCTGGAGCATCGTCGTTCCTGTGCTTCAAGACATTTTCGATATTATCCAGGCTCTTGGCGACATTGTAAGCATCATCCTCAGACAAGCCAGCGATTCGGGCTGCGTTGTACCGTTCGTACTCGCTCTCTCCCTTGGCACCGTACTGGCCAGGGCGGCTTTCCATACCACCGCCACCGATACCACTACCACCAGGCACAGTCATGTGCTTGTAGTCTCGCTTGACAAGCTCCATGAACCGCTCGTTACCTGCCTCTTTCGACAGTTGCCCCAGGATGGAGTCGTGATCAACCATGCCGGACGGTCCAACCATTGGTGTCCAGTCTCTTACAGGGGTGTTGCCAGTAAGTGCAGCACTGCCGACCATGTTATTTCGGGTAGCAGTGGAGGTTCCCAGGTTAGGAGCTGCCAGCTCTCCCTCAAGATCCAGGCCCAGGTTCATGGCCTCGTCCCAGGTGTTGATCTCGGATTGCTCGAAGCGGCTTCGCTTGTAGTAGCCGACCCGGCGCGTATCATTGCCGTAGTCTTCATCCTGCAAGGTAGTCATCTGCTCATGGTAGACCCGCTGGACAAACCTGGCTTCTTCCTGCAGCTGGTCGAACCGCATCTTCTGGTCCATTTTCGCAGCTTCGTGATCACCAGGGAACATATCCCAGCGCATCGGAACCAGAGAACCAACTAAGTTTGGCGCCTGCTTGTTATAAGCATCGGTGCCTTCCTCGAATTGATCCTTGATCATGCCCCACTGGAGCCTGGTATGCGGAGAGCCCATGTTACCTTTGTAGCTCATGGTAGGAACGAGGCCCATAGTGGGTATCTCGTTGGGTGTGGGAAGGACGTGCTTGGAGTCGATGTGGTGCGTACCGTCGAGAATGTACTTGGTAATATCTGTTGCAACTGAGTCACGCCGCATCTCGT